AGAACCATTTCGTCGATCTTTTGCGCGGTCGCGGGCGAAAATATACGCACCAGGACCAGCAGATCGATCATCCGGGCGACAAGTTCTTCGACAAGGTCGAGGGTTTGCAGGACAAGGTGTTCCAGTGGGGAGCGTGATGCGGGTTGAAAACTGGGTCGAACGGCTTGACGCTGTTTTCTCGGACGCCGCCGCGCGGCCTTTCGCTTGGGGAAGCCACGATTGCTGCCTGTTCACTGCCCGTTGCGTCGAGGCGATGACGGGCGAGCATCCGCTGCCGGATGCTGTCGGCGCATACAAAACAAAAACGGGAGCCTATCGCTGGCTCAAGAGAGAATTCGGGACTGTTCGCCAGATGCTCGATCTGCTGCTGGATGCGCCGTGCGACCCGAATTTCGCCAAGCGTGGCGATCTGGCGCTGTTTGAAAAGGGGCAGGATTTTGCCATCGGCGTAATCGATCTCTCGGGCGAGCAGGTGCTCTGCGTCGATGAGAGCGGCACGTATTATATTCATAAATCTCTCGCCACGGCGTTCTGGACGGTCTGATGTTTCATCTCCTTGCTGTCCTGCTCGGGAGCCTGCCATGGCTGCTCGAGAGCGCACCTGCGCATGCGATTCCGATCACGGCGATCATTGCCGGTGCCATCGGAATTTCGGCCGGAACAGTCGGATATGCCGTGATCAGCGCTTTCGTCAATCTGGCTATTTCGACCGGGCTGTCAATGTTGGCGAAAGCGTTTTCGCCGAAGCGCTCGTCGTCAATGAGTGTTCAGCCGACGCAAGTGACTGTGATCGAGCCGCTCGCAGACAGGCGGCTTGTCTATGGTCGAACCCGGGTGCCGGGCACGATTATCTATCTCACGACGTCCGAGAATAACCAGTATCTCCATTATGTCATCGCGCTCTGCGAGGGCCCGATTGATGCGATCGAGACGGTTTTTCTGAATGATGATGCGCTTGTTCTCGACGGATCCGGCAATGCCACGTCCGGCACATGGGCAGGCAAGGCCCGTGTCCGCATGTATGACGGGACGCAGAATGCAGCCGACTCGCTGCTTGTCGCGGAATCGGGCGGGCAGTGGACTGCCTCCCATATAGGGTACGGCGTCGCCTATCTTTATGTGCGCCTGAAATATGATTCCTCGGTCGCGGCGATGGGGCGCCCGAATATCACGGCGGTCGTGCGCGGACGCAAGGTGTTCGATCCGCGTTCTGGCCTGACTGTGTGGTCTGCCAATCCGGCGCTGTGCTTGCGCGATTATCTGATCCATTCGCGCGACGAGGGGGGCGTTGGTGTCAATGATCCGGTGACGCCATCCGCGCCGATTTTGACCTTTATCGACGAGGCCAATTTTATTGCGCAGGCCAATATTTGCGACGAGACTGTCGCGCTGAGTGGTGGCGGGACCGAGAAGCGCTACGAGTGCCACGGCTATTTCGACCTCTCCCCGGATAACGAGCCGCAAGAGCGCGTGCAACGGTTTTTGTCGGCCATGGCTGGCAAGCCTGATCCGCAAGCGGGGCTGTGGCGTGTTTATGCCGGCGCGTGGCGCGGCTCGAGCTTTACCATTACCGATGATCATATTGTCGGCTCGGCCACGGTGACGACGCGGCGCTCGCTGTCGCAGCAATTCAACGCGATCAAGGGCTCGTATCTCGCACCTGAATCGCGCTGGATCGCGTCCGATTATCCGGCGATCACATCGTCTGCTTTTGAAGCCGAGGATGGCGGCAACCGCGTCTACAAGGATCTCGATCTGCCGTTTACGACGTCTGCCTCCATGGCGCAGCGGATCGCGAAGATCGCTCTTTACCGCTCGCGTCTGCAGATGTCGCTGACGATGAAGTGCTCGCTGGCCGTCTATTCCGTCGCCATCGGCGATGTGGTGAGCGTCACGCATGACCATTTCGGATGGGTGGCCAAAACATTCGAAGTGACCGACTGGTCGATGGATCTCTATGAGGGCACTATCGCGCTCTCGATGCGCGAAACGTCGGCTTTAGTCTATTCCTGGTCAGCGACAGAGGAGCAGCTGCGTCAATCAAGTTCTCCCACAACCCTGCCAAACTGGTCGCTGGTCGCGCCGCCTTCGCCTTTGTCTTACGCGGAAGAACTGGTCGAAAGCCGGAATTCCCTTGGCGTCAAGAACCAAGTGACGCTGAATGTCGCGCCGTCGCCTGACGCATTCGTCAACGGGTATGAATTCGACATTAAATTGTCGGCTGATACGACGTGGATTTCGTCCGGGGTCACATCGACGACGAGCTGGGTGTTTGATGACGTTTTGGCGGGGACTTATGACTTCCGCGTTCGGGCGCGAAACGTTCTCGGTGCGACGTCTGCTTACACTGTTCTGACGAACAAGCCGATCTATTCGCTGACGGCGGCACCGAGCAACCCGTCCGGCCTTGCTGCACAGACAGCGGGGGGCGTTATCATCCTGACGTGGGATCGTTCGCCTGACCTCGACGTGAGGATTGGCGGTCAAACGATTATCCGGTGGACGCCTCTTACTACAGGCGTCACATGGGAGACGACGACATCGGCGTGCGAGCCTGTCAATGGCGATGCGACGCAGGCTTTAGTTCCGTCTCGTTCGGGAACGTATCTGATCAAGTTTATTGATTCGTCCGGCATTTTCTCCGCGAATTACGTGGCGATCACGGCGGATCAGGCAAGCGTCATCCCGTATCCAAACCTGACGACGGCGCAAGAGGATAGCACCTTCACGGGCACGAAAACGAATTGCGTGGTCGCGTCCGGCGCGTTGAACCTGACGACGGGGCAGATTGACGGAACGTATTTATTTGCAGCCGGTATTGACCAAACCACGGTGAAAACGGCGCGGCTCACGGCAATCATACAAGTGCTTTGCTACAATTCAACCGACCTGTTCGATAGCAGCGAGTTATTCGACAGCGCGGAATTGTTCGACGGGGCGGGGGCGGCGGACAGCGACGCATGGGTCGAATACCGCTCCACAAATGACAACCCGACCGGCTCGCCCGTTTGGGGTGCGTGGGCGCGTGTCGATGCGTCCGAAGTCAAGGCTCGCGCCTTTCAATTCCGTGCGCGTCTGACTGCCACGAATACGAATTTCAACATCGCCATTAGCCAACTTCGCGTGAAGGTAGAAACCCCATGAGCCAAGCCAATATGACGTTAGGCAACGTCGCCAGAACGTTGTTTAGAGCGAATTTGAACGACGCGCTCGCCGCGCTCGCCTCTTGTCAATCCGGCACGTCAAGGCCAACCGGCATTCCCGCTGGCGGTTTGTGGGTCAACACCACAACGGCAACGGCGTGGGTGCTGAATCTGTTCGACGGCACGGATGATATTGCCATCGGCACTGTCAACACCACGACGAATGTGTTCACGCCGTCGATTGCGAATAACTCTCTCCCCGCTGCAAAGCTCGCACTCGGCGCACCCGTGTGGAACACAAGCGGCGATGTCGGGATTAGTGGTGCTCTTTCTATTCCTCCGACTAAAGGGCTTGTTGTTGACGGCAGTACCAATGTCGGGGCGAGTTCCAAATACATTGGTGGTGCTGGGGGATTGTTTGGAGCAAACAATTCAATGGTTTTTAATGTCCCGAGTGGAATGGGTATTGAGTTTACCATAAATAATGTTACTCAAGGATCAATTAATACAAGCGGTGTCTTTTCTTGTAAATTAACTCAAATTGCGGCTGGTAATGGTTACGTAATATTACCTTCTGGTATTTTAATCCAATGGGGAACTGCTAGTGCATCTACGGGGGGCGTTACCAGTAATTTTCCCATCGCCTTTCCTGGTACTTGTTGGTCAATCGTTGCTGTTAATAAAAACCAAACAAATCCTCCAGCACCAAGTGTAGAAGTTGTAAGTGCTTCTCAATTTACATTAACTACATCTGCTGGTACCCCAAATTGCAACTTTATCGCGATAGGTAACTGACATGAAATATGCACATTTTGATGATCAAACTGGGGAAGTAAAAGGATTTTATGATGATGAGATTCATCATGTAATTCCTATGCCGAATATTGAAATTACTGAAGAGGTTTGGCAATCTCTTTGTGGGAAACATTTGCGATTTGTAAACGGTGTTTTTGAAGAAATGCCTGCTAAGTTGCCAACGTATGCTGAACTCCGTTCTAATGAATATCCAGATTTCCGTGGTTATCTTGATGGAATTGTGAAAGGTGATCAGGCCCAAATACAATTATATATTAATGAATGCCTAGCCGTTAAATTAAAATACCCAAAGGAGTAGGCCATGATCACTGCTCTAACAAACCGTATCACACAGAAATTGACACCTGCACCGCCGCAGCGCAAATCGCGGCGATGAAGTAAAGTACATAAGACAGCACCGCGATTATACTAAACTGCCAGTTTGGTACAATGAAACGACATGTCAAAGAATCTGACACGTTTCAAAAACGTGCTCAAATTTCGAACAAATCTTAACACGACCCACCCCGCCCGAAAGGCGGGTTTTTTTATGGAGAAATGGAAATGGATTCTCCCGCATTCCTGAATGTTTTGAAGCCGTTCGAGAAACTGATCGGAGCGGTCGCACCAACTGTCGCAACGGCACTTGGCGGGCCCTTGGCAGGTAATGCCGTCGGGTTTTTGATAAAGGCTCTCGATATCGACACGCCGGAAGCAATGGCGGAGAAGCTGCAAACGCAAGCACCCAATACGATGCTCGCGCTTCGCCAGATCGAGGTCGATTACCAGAAGCATCTCGACACGCTTGGCGTTGACCTCGAACGGATTGCGGCGGGTGACCGAGATAGTGCGCGGAACCGTGAAATTCAGGTCAAGGATAAAATCCCCGCCATTCTGGCTATCGGCACATCGCTCGGCTTCTTCGCGCTGATCACGCTCCTGATCTTTCGCGAACCGCCTGCGGGCAATCAGGCGCTGTTGAACATCATGACCGGATCGCTCGGCACGGCGTGGATCGGGGTGATGGCCTATTATTTCGGCTCATCTGCCGGTTCGGCTGCGAAGAACACGATCATTTCGTCAATGACGGATGGCACGGCGAACCTTGCCGCGAAGCTTGCGGGAGGGTTCAAGTGACCGCTTGGCTTGACCGCGCACGATCCTATCTCGGCACACGCGAAATTCCCGGACCGCGCCATACGGCGCTGATCCTCAAATGGTGGAGCGCAATTCGTGCGCCCTTCACCGACGACGAGACGCCCTGGTGCGCGGCCTTTGTCGGCGGAGTGCTTGTCGAAGTGGGGCTGAATTCAACCCGCTCGGCGCGCGCGCGGTCCTATCTCTCTTATGGCGATCCGGTCGCGCCCTGCCTTGGTGCCATTCTCGTTTTCGAGCGCGGGCCTGTGAATGGTCATGTCGGGTTCTATGTCGCGGAGGACTCCGAGGCCTATCACGTGCTTGGCGGCAACCAGTCCGATGCCGTGACGATCACGCGGATATCGAAAGCGCGCCTGATCGGGTGCCGGTG